GCAGCGTGAGGTCGGATTTGTGGACCTTCCCCGCGTCCCGGTGGTGATGCACCTCGAGCCCCTCGGCCCACTTCATCGCCTTCTCGCCAGTCCAGCAGACGAGCCCCTCGTGCGTCGCCTGCCGCCACACGAAGCCGCCGCGGGCGTGAACGCGGTCGCATCCGAAGACGAGTCCCGGCGAGCCGTCCGGCGCCCAGGACCAGACGTAGCGGTAGTTGAGGCAGTTCGCCTTCCCGTCCCAGGCCCGTTCGATCGCCTCCAGCCATCCCGGCTGCGGTCGCTCGTCGAGGTCGATCCGGAACGCAACGTCGAGGTCCGGCGGCAGGTTGTTGAGCGCCTGCGTCCACGCCACGTCCCATCGCCACGGGACGACGTAGGAGCGTGCCACGGTGACGCCGGCCGCCTGGAGCAGATCGACCGTGTCGTCCGTTGAGCCGGTGTCGGTGACGACGCGGACATCGGCGTCGGCCGTCGCCGCCGCCCATTCCGCCGCGTGCTTCGACTCGTTCTTCGCGAGAGCGTAGATCCCGACCCGCAGCGTCACAGCGCGTACTCCTTCGAGTTGCCGACCGTGTAGAAGACGAGCGGCTCGTCGATCCGCAGGATCGGCGTGAGGACGGACGCCCGCTGCCAGTAATCCCAGTCCTCGCCGAAGCCGACCGCCTGCTGATCGCCGAGCCGCGTCGCGATGTCGGTGTGCAGGATCGCCGACGAGTTGATGACCGGGTTGAGCGTCCGCACGATCCCGGTCACGTCCCAGAGCGGCCCGTCGAGCTGCCGGCCGTGGTCCGAGTGGTGGAACCCGGTCACGATGCCGTCGGCGCTGCGGTTGAGGGCGTTCGTGCAAATCGCCCGGTGCCCATCGAACTTCTCCGCCGCCTCGAACTGACGGGCGAGCTTGTCCGGCATCCATTCGTCGTCGTCGTCGAGGAAGGCGATCCAGCCATCGAAGCCGATGCGGCGGATGTGCGAGAGCGCCGTGTTGCGGACGGTGCCGACGGCGAAGCCGGCGCCGTGCTCGTCCCGACTCGACACGGGCCGGCGGAGGATCGTCAGCCGCGCGTCGTCCACGAGCTCGTCCAGCCACCGATACCGTTCGTCGGTGGAGGCGTCGTCCACGACGAACACCTCCGTCGGCGCCACGGTCTGGAGGAACGCCGAGCGGACCGCACGGAGGAGCGTCTGCCAGCGATTGCGCGTCGGGACGACGACCACGTAGTCCTTCACGGTCCGTTCTCCAGGATCGACGCGTCGTGGTCACAGGCCCACGACCGCACGAGGTACGGGTGGAGGAGCCACGCCGCGGCCCAGTCGTTCACCTCCCACGTGCAGAACCCGCGGGAGCGAAGGCCGACCGCACGCTCGACGACCGCCTCGTGCCACTGCCGGGCGAGGTGGCGCGGCACGGTGAACACGCCGCCGGCGCACCACCAACCGACGGTCGCCCAGCTCGGCACAGCCGCCGGCGGCCCCCAGATCGACGCCATGCCCACGCGGTCCCGCGGCGCCTGCGTGGCGGCCCGGGCGAGGAACGCCCGCACGGCGTCCACCGTGACGCCAGGGACGTGGATCAGACCGTAGTCCATCCAGACGAGGATCTCGGCGTCGGTGTGCTCCGCCGCCGTCGCTACCCATGCAGTCTTTTCATGCTGCACGGCATGAAACGCCCGCGTGTCCTTGTCCGGGTTGCCCGGCGGGAGCGTCGCGCCGGCGGAGAGCTGCCAATGCCAGCAGTCCTCGAGCCGCGCCGGAAGCAGCGTCGGCCCGTTCGAGGGGCGGCGGTAGACCGTCACCGCCGCGTCAGTGAACACCACCGCCGGCGAGTCGGCAGCGACCAGGAGCGACTCCCCAAACGCGACGTACTCGCCGTGCGAGCGGTTCGGCAGGTCGAGCCGGAGGTAGCCGGTCACGAGACAGGCGCGAGGAGTTGACATACGTCATCCACCGGAAGGGAGCAGATCCACGCCTCGGCGTCACGCACGCCGAACGACACGAGGACCGCGTCATCCACCACCGCGAGCCCGGCGGCGAACTCGATCGCCCGCGTCTCGCGGAACGAAAACAGGGGCGACATCCGCGCCAGCCGGAATCCGCCGTCGAACCAGACGAAGCGGTGTTCGTAGGCGCGCCGGCCGTTGTCCATCGTGGCCACCTCGTGGACGATCCCGAGCCAGCCGTCCCGCAGCGGCACGAGCTGCCCGCCGCCACGGAACCCGCGGGCGATCGGCGGCGCCGCCGCGTGCCGGCGCACCTCGTAGACGCCCGGCATGTCCGGCTCCGCCTCGACGGTCACGGTGTGCCCGCCGTGCGACGCGGCGTAGAGCCAGCCATCCCGGCCGGCGATCGGCATCCAGTTTTTCTCATGCGGCTGCAGGCCGTCCCATTCGAGCACCCGCATGCGCGAGAGCGTCGCCGTCTCCACGTCGAGGGCCGCCGTCGCGATCCGGCACCGGCCGTCCCATCCGGCGGCGTCGCGCACCGTCGCCGAGACGCTGACCCCGGCGGCCGTCTGACGCAGCCGGCAGTCCTCGAACCCGTCCACCGGGTAGCCGTTTCGCGCGTAGTCCGGCGGCGCGATCACCTTCGGGTCGCTCACCGCCAGGTCGTCGCCGACGCGGACGAGGATGTTCTCCGTGCGGATGCGGCCTGCGTCCTCCTCCGGCATGACGTACCGTCCGGCGTCGTCGATGCGGTAGTTCGACGACCGCACGATGCCGATCAGCCCGGCGTCCGTGGCGAGGAGCGTCGGGTTGAAGAGCGACCAACCGGGATAGGCGGGCTCGATCTCGATCCGGCGGAACGTCGCCGCCGGCGCCAGCGTGGAGAGCGTGCGGCCGTACCACGTGCGATTCGCCCGGGCCTGCCGCTCCGCGGCCTCCGGCAGATCGGGGAGCGAGAGGAGCCGCTCGCACGCACGGCGGCCGGCGTCGTGCTCGCCGCAGTAGAAGGCGTGAATCGAGACGGCGGTCAGGTGGTCGATCATGCCGGAAGTCCTCCGGCCGGCAGCATTGTCCCGCGTGCGGGCCCCGCGGAGGGGGTGCGTCACCCGTTTTCAGGTCGCGCGCCGCTTCGCCATCTCTCGCCCGGCGAGGAACTTCGCGGCGTGCTCACGGACTTCGGGGTTGTCGAGCCGGAAATCGTTGAAGTGCCCGAACACGATGTGACAGCGGTCGGAGCACAGCGGGACGAGGTTCCGCTCGTCGAGCTCGAGGTCGGGGCGGACATGGAACGGGATCACGTGGTGCGCCGTCAGCCCCTCACGCTGGCCGCACGCGATGCACGCCGCGCCGCGGAGGAACGCCCGCGAGACCGCCGGCCACCTGGGGGACCGCGGCACGCCGCCGGCGGCAATCACGCCCGGGTCGGGACGGCGGAAGAGCGACAGCATCACGCGATCCCCTTGTCGGCTATCCGGTCGTAGGCCGCTCGGTCGATTTCTTCGCACGCGCCCGCGGCGAGCTGCTGGGCGAGAAACGACGCCTCCGGCTCGTGTTCGCAATCGAGCGCCCGCACGCCGAGCGCCACGCGACCATCGGGGGCGACCGGGAGATCGGCAGGCCGTGGGATCACCGAGACCTGGCCGTTGGCAGGTAGACCAGCGAGCACGTTGAGCTGCTGCCGAGCCGACTCAAGCGCGTCGGCCGTCGCCAAGAAGTACCGGCATGCTTCGGGATCGGTCATCACAGCGCCCATTTTTTCGCGAGGTAGTTCTCGACCGCCGTGATCTCCGCCGTCGAGAGCGCGCGAGAGTAGGTGATCCACTCGCCGCACCGGCCGGTCATCGACGCGCCGGGGTAGGAGAAGATCGCCGGGCTCGTTGCCGACGCCAATGCAATTCCGGTCACGGTCAGCAGGTAGGCGTTGTTGGTGACTGTGGAATAGAGCGTGGCGCGAGTCGCCGTGACGGCGGAACGGTTGATCCTGTACGACGGCGTCCCCATGTTCGACGAAGGCGACCCGCTATTGCCGCTCTGAAACACGTCGCAATAGACGCCGGAGTTCGGCTGGGAGAAGTACGTCACCCACACCGTGCCGCTGGTCGCCTGACCGGCGTAGATCAGCGTGGCGGCGGAGCCAAATGGATTTGCGCTGAGAGCGAATCCTGTCTGGTTGACGTTCGCCATTGCGATCGACGGACGCCCTGCGCGCCAATTCGCCAGCCAAGTCGGACGAAGCGAGGAGGTCGTCTGCGTTCCGGTGATCGACCCGACTTTGCTCCGAACGTAGCCCACCGGATCGCCGTTGGCCGTGACGGATCCGGTGCCGTCACTGTTCTGGGCGAGCGTCGTGCTGTCGGAGAAATCGAACCAACACGCGCAGTCGGGAATGGAGCGTGGGTCGAACGTCCGCGCGTCGATGGCGAAACGCGGGAGCGGCATCAGAGCACCCGCCACGAAGATCCGTCGTAGTGCAGAACCGCGCAGCCTCCGGATACAGGGATCACGATGTTTCCCTGCGTCGGCGTGGAAAATCGGGCGTTGGCGTTCGTTCCGGTCGCGTGATTGAGCGTCGCGGCGCCTGTGGTGCCGACGTTGAGCAGAAGTTTCGTCGTGCCCGTCGCGCCGGTGATGTTGAGGGCCTGGAACGATGCTCCGGTGGCAAGCGTGAGGTAGTAGGCGTCGTAGGTGCCGTCAAGAGTGAGCGGGTTGTAAGTGCCAGTCGCAGACAGCGAGACACCCGTCGCTTGCGTGGCGTAGCCAGGCCCGGTCGGGCCGGTACTCCCAGCGATTCCCGCCGCGCCGTTGCTGCCCGCGGGGCCCTGCAATCCCTGCGCGCCGGTAGGGCCAACATCACCTTGCGCGCCGGCTGGACCAACGCTCCCCTGCGCGCCGGTCGCACCGGTTGGGCCAACGCTCCCAGGCGGACCGGGCTCGCCCTGCGCGCCGGTCGCGCCAACGTTCCCGGGGACGCCTTGAGGCCCGGTCGGACCGACGATCGACTCCCCCGCCGGACCGGTGGCCCCCGGCTCGCCGGCCGGGCCCGTGATCGATGCCCCAGTCGGGCCGGTCGCGCCGCCCGACGTGGCGACGTAGGCCAGGATCTGCGTGAGCGTGACGGCCTTCGTGCCGCTGCCCGTGCCGGTCGGGCGCGAGAGGATCAGGTAGTCCGTGCCCGTGACGCCGGTCGAGGACGGGAGCTGGTCAACACGCTTGCGGAGCGGCATCGATCGTCACTCCTGCGCGGTGAGCGGGACGGAGATCTCGTTGCCCTGGTCGTCGACGATGAACGTGATGTCGCGGTCGGACTGCTTGGTATGCACCCTGATCGCATTCTGGAACGCATCAGCGTAGTGGAAGAGCGGCACGCCTCGCGGCGCCGCCACTTCGTAGAAGTAGCTCTCGCCGTTCAACTCCTCCACGATCACATCGCCTCGCTGCGGCTCGCCGTACGGCAGATCCGCCACGCGCACGATGTAGTCCCGGCTCTCCCATCGCTCCGTCACGCCGTTCTGCCCGGCGCTCTCGAACGTGCTCCGGCCGAGCGTGGCGACGAACTGCGACGAGTTCGCGCCACGCTTCCACGCGCAGGTCCGGGACGCATTCGCGGCGAGCTGGTCCGCCATCCACGAGGCGCCGTCGGAGAGCATGTCAGCCATGGATCACCTCGAACACGCAGGCCCGCCGGCGGCGGCGGAGGGTGGACGCCAGCCGCCGGCGGGTGCGGTGGGGACGCTGGTCAGCGTCAGGCCGGGCCGGTGACGTTCAGGTCGTACATCGAGCCCGCGTTGATCTCCACGTCGACCGTCGTGTCACCGGCGGCCGCGTCGACCGCGACGATGCCGGCGATGCCGGTCGTCGTGGACGAGCCCGTGACCTTGAGGTTGGAGTGGAGGTAGGCTACCGAGCCGGCCGTGAGGGCGCCGCCGGTGACCTTGTCGAACGTGAACACGCCGCGGACGGCGACCGCCCCCTTGGCGTTGGCGGCGATCGGGCGGCAGACCACGCCGACCACCTTACCGAGGAGGACCACGTCGCCGGCGGACTTCGCCGAGGAGGGCGTGTAGTCCCACACGCCCGCGTCGCTCTTGAGGGTTGCCATCGTTCAGGATCTCCGGAAGGGTGTGTGGGACGATTCATCACCCCGCGGGCCGGGAGTCCCCGGCCCGCGGGTGCGGTTGACGTTCAGGCCGATCAGGCGGTCGCCATGCGGTAGGCGGCGCGCTTGTCGCCCTTGCTGACGCCGAAGTCGAAGTACCCGCGGACCTGGATCCCGAGCGTGTCGAAGTCCGCATCGGCGCTCTCGACGGTCGGCTGACGCTGACCGTTGAGGAACCCGACTTCCATCGCGGGGATGTCGTTCGGGTTCGCACAGAGCCACCACGTCGAGTTCGACGCGGTGGCGGCCGTGGTGAGGTACGACGACTCCACCGGGTCGAGCAGGCCCGCCAGGACGTTCGCCTGGGGCTCGAGCACCTTCGACGACGTGCTGCCGAGGCTGGACACGATCATGTTGGCGGAGCTGTTGAGCTTCCGCGCCGTGATCGCGAGCCCCTTCGGCACGAGCAGGATCGCCGGCGTCACGCCGAGCGGGTTGCCGTCGGGATCCGTGAGCTGGCCGTAGGCCGTGTAGGCCGACTCCAGCGACGCGATCGCGAGGGCGTTCCCGCCGGCAGCCGAGGCGGCCTCGTAGTACGACGAGTTGCTCGACTGGAACTCCGTCCAGAAGACGCTATTGAACTTCAGCGCGGCACCGCGACCGAGACGCCGGGGCACCTGCGTGAGGGCGCCGAGGTCGTCGTTCACGATGTCCTGCCGCGTGATGCTCGACATGCGGCCGTAGGTCTTCGCCTGGAGGGTCCGGGTGGCGTCGCTCGCGTCCGCGGACTTGAGCTTGCCGTCCGATCCCACCTCGTCGAAGACGAACCCGCCGTCGAGCCGCACGCCCGTGACCGACTTGAAGTCGTTCAGGGGACGGATCGAGGAGATCGCCTCCCAGGTGGACTCCACTGCCTCGAACCCGGCCAGCAGGTACTTGCCGTAGGTCGCGGCGAGCACGTTGCTGATCGAGTGCGTGGCGAACGCCGCGACGAGGATCGGACGGAGGTTGGATGCAGTGACCTTCGCCGGACCGTCGTAGCCGCCCTTGCGGGCCGCCGAGACGAGCACTTCCTGGAGGCCGATGGACCGGGACCGCTTGTGGGCGGCCTCGACCAGCGGCGAATCCCCGAACTGCTTCTCGACCTCCTTCCCGAGACCGCCGACGATCTGCATCGCGGCGATCTGCACATGCTCCTCGTCCACCGCCGGCTTGCTGGCGTGGATCGCCGGACCGCGGGCGGCGCGGAGGTCGCCCAGGACCGCCGCCTTCACCTCGCGGGTAACGTCGGCCACGACCTCGGCACGCACGGCGGCGATGTCGACTTTCGGCGACGCCGAGGCCATGTCGCTCGGACCCGTGGGTCCGCCGTTCTCCTGCGACATCTCGGGGCCGGTCGGCATGCCGTCCTCGGCCTTCATCTGATCGTCCTGCATGGGACTCTCCCCCGCTTTCGCGGTGATCTGGACGGCCGTCGCTGCGTCGGCCCCAAGGGTGACAAACGAGCACTCCCGCAGCGTGGAGCGCGATACGATCCGGACAGGACCGGAGAAGGTCTGCCCGTTGACGGTGACGGCCTCTCCGCCATCGACGAGCCGCTGCTCGTCCACGTCGGCGCCGATGCTGGCCTGCCAGCGGTAGCCCTTGTCGCCGAGCTTCACGACCTGCGACGCGGCCTCGCTCTCGGCGAGGATCGCGCCGTCGAGGACGAGCGAGCCGTTCGTGGCCACCGCAGTCCCCTGGCCGAGGACGCTTTCGAGGTCGTAGTCGTGGCCGAACACGATCGGCACCGCGTCCGGGACACGCATCCCGGCGAGGTCGATCACGACCGGCTCGCGCGACCACGCCTGGCGGATCGCCCCGCCGGTGTAGGCGTCCATGCGGAACCGCGGCGTGCGAGGCGTCGAGAGCGACTCGCCCTCGCCGGCGTCGGCCCGGAGGAACTGCACGTCGGCACGGATCGAGAGGTTGCTCATGCGTCGGCCTCCGCGGCGGCTTGGGCCTGTTCGAGCCCGGGGACGACGACCTGCGCGGGCCGTTCGCCGATCGACAGGCCGAGCTGCTCCATGAGCTGCCGCTCGGCGGCGATCTGCCGCAGCTCGACCTCCCAGTCCTTCCCCTGCCGGCCGTACTCGGCGGCGAGCGTCGTCGTGAGCGTGGCCAGCCGCGTCTCGGCGGCGTTGGCCTCCTTGACCGGATCGACGCCGTCGTGACCGTCCCACCGCCACGTCCACGTCCAGGAGAACGGACGCGCGAGGTCCGGGGGCACGAGGTCGGGGAGGAGCAAGGCTTCGTCGAGCCACGCCCGGAAGATGCGATCAATCCAGGCCCGCTCCAGCTCGTCACGCTCGACGCGGACGTTCTGCTCGTGCAGGTTCGCGTCGAGACGCGCGGACGAGTAGTTGTAGGACGAGGCGTCGAACGCGGCCTTGTGGTACGGCAGGTTCACGCCCCGCGCCACCTCGCCGAGGATCGTCCGCGTGAACGCCTGGTGCGTGTTCGTCGGCTGCTCCGCCTTGAGCTGCGACACGTCCCAGCCTTCGGGCAGCGTCGTCAGCGTGCCCTTCTCGATCTCGATCGCGGCGAAGGGGTCCACCTCGTCAACCAGCGCCGCCGGAGAGTTGCTGTGGACGAACGCGGCGAGGTCGGCGGCGATCTCCGCGGCCCGGATCACGGCCGACGTGTACCGACGGAGGTCAGCGCAGAGCCGCAGGCAGGAGGCCAGCTCGGACAGACCGCGGTGTTGCCCGGGCCGCGTCGCCCGGAACCAGTGCAGCACGCGGTCGGCATCGACGCGGTCCGCCGTCCACGATCCGAGCGAGTGGTTCGCCCCGGGATGCGTCCGCAGCACGTGGTAGGCCGCGATGTTGCCGTCGGCGTCGAACTCGATCCCATCGACGAGCGAACCGTCGGGCGACACATCCTTGAGATATGTCATCGACGGCGACGCAACCATGTCCGCCTCCACGAGGCGGAGGTCGAGCTGCACGCCCCGCGGGTCGAGCCGGCGGTTGGTGAAGAAGACCGCGAACGCCTCGCCATCGACGATCTTCGCCTCCGCGGCCACGCGGAGCTTGTCGGGCAGGTTCACGGACCACGACCAGTCGTACCACGCACGGGCGATCGCACGATCGGCCGCGGCGTCGCCGC